TAGATCTAGTTATCAAGCATTATCTAATAAAACATCCACAGGACAACCTACTCAGTATTTTGTGCAGAGATTTATTGATAAAGTTACAATTACTTTGTACTTAACTCCTGGTTCTGATCAAGCAGGTAAATTTATAAATTACTATTATGTAAAAAGAATTCAAGACGTAGGTGATTATACGAATGCAACAGATGTACCATATAGATTTGTACCATGTATGGTTTCTGGATTAGCATATTATTTATCACAAAAATTTAATCCACAACTCGTTCAACAAATGAAACTTTTATATGAAGATGAATTAAATAGAGCATTACAAGAAGATGGTTCTTCTTCTAGCTCTTACATAACACCTAAAACTTATTATCCAAATGTCTAATTTAGCAAAAGGTAAATACGCAAAAGCAATATCTGATAGATCTGGTATGGAGTTTCCATACAACGAAATGGTGAGAGAATGGAATGGTTCTTTGGTGCATGTTTCAGAATTCGAAGCTAAACAACCACAATTAGAACCTAGAAGATTTACAGGTGACCCTGAAGGATTAGAAAATGCAAGACCAGCTAGAACAGAGCCAGCAACACAGAATTTATTACCAAGCAATCCATTTAGTTTAACAAGTGGATCTGCTAATGTTACAGTGACAGAACCAAATCATGGTCGATCAAATAGTGATACTGTTAGATTTAGAAATGTAGATGGTAGCCCTGGAGGATTAGCTTATACAGTATTTGAAAATAGTTCAGGATTTAGTATAAGTAGTGTAACAACTAATACTTATGTATTTAGCTGTGGCTCTAATGCTACAGTAACAGAAAAATCAGGAGGAGACTTTGTTACAGCAGGACCTGTAACACAGCAAGCATAATGGCAGGGTTCACTTACGATAATTTAGTAACTGATATTAGAAACTATACAGAAGTAGATTCTAATGTATTAACTGCAGCTATTATCAATAGAATTATTGAAGATGCAGAATTTAGAATTTTAAGAGATGTTCCAATTGATGCATATAAAAAACAATCTATTGGTAATTTAGTTACTGGTCAAAATACAATTAACGTTCCAGCACAAACTTTATTTGTAAAAGGTGTGCAAGTTTATGATTCTACGTCTGCTTCAACTGGTGCTAATAGATGGTTAGAAAAAAAAGACGAATCTTATTTACAAGAATATGTGCCTTCAACAGAATCTGCAAAAAGAGGTCAACCAAAATATTATGCTATGTTCGGTGGTGCAACAGGTGTAACTGATACTACTTCAGGAACATTATTATTGGCTCCGGCACCTGATACTACATACATATTTAAAATTCACTATGAAGCTGTTCCAACACCATTATCGAGTTCAAACACAACGACTTATATTAGCCAATACTTTCCAAATGGCTTATTATATGCATGTCTAGTAGAGGCATATGGATTTTTAAAAGGTCCAATAGATATGTTGACACTATACGAAAATAAGTATAAACAGGAAATAGAGAAGTTTGCTGCAGAGCAACTTGGTAGACGTAAAAGAGACGACTACACAGATGGAACTGTACGTATACCTATACCTTCAGCAAGACAATAGGAGATAAACTATGGCAATTACATCAGCAGTTTGTTCAAGTTTCAAACAAGAACTTTTACAAGGTAAACACGATTTCGATTCATCAAGTGGACACACTTTTAAAATTGCATTGTTCACAAGTTCTGCAAGTTTAGGTGCAGCAACAACAGATTATTCAAGTTCAAATGAAATTACAAATGATGCAGGATCTGCATACTCTGCAGGTGGTAAAACTTTAACAAATAATGGAGTATCTTTATCTTCAACTACTGCATTTACAGATTTCGATGATGTTTCTTATACATCAGCTTCTTTCACTGCAAACGGTGCTTTAATTTACAACACAACAACAGATGGTGGTTCAGGAACAACAGATGCAGTTTGTGTGATTGCATTCGGTGGTGACAAGACTGCAACTAACGGAACTTTCACAATTCAATTTCCTACAGCAGACGCAAGTAGCGCTATCCTAAGATTGGCATAGAGGTAACCCATGTCGGTTGACTCTGGATGGGGCCGATTTACCTGGGGCCAAGCTCAATGGGGCGAGGATGAATTACTCGCAACAGGTTGGGGTGCTAAACCTTATGGAACAAGTTCATGGGGTGACCTTTCTGGTGAAGTAGTAGAGTTAACAGGTCAATCAATATCTTCAAACGTTGGATCAGTAACTGTTACAGGTACAGCTGTAGTTGATTTAGTTGGAGTTGAAACTACATCAAATGTTGGATCACCAACAATAACTGCAAACGCAGATGTTTTACCATCTGGTGTTTCATTTACAGCGAGTGTTGATAGTTTAACAATACAAACAGATGTATCTGTAGAATTAACAGGTCAAGAGATTGCAAGTGCATTAGGTGTCATTACACCTGCAGATCAAGTTATGGGTCTGACAGGTCAAGAATTTACAGTTGAACAAGGTACAGCTGTAGCACCAAACGAAGACGTATCATTAACAGGTCAATCTGTAACATCAGCATTAGGCACTGTTATTGCAGATACAAGAACTATTATTGCACCAACTGGTCTTGAAATAACATCAGCACAAGGTACAGCGATTGCACCTAATAATGCTGTAACATTGGATGGTCAAGAAGCTCAGTTTAGTTTAGGAACACTTGTTGGATTAGGTTCTTCTGTAGTTACTTTAACAGGACAAGAAATTACATCTAGTGTAGGAACTATCGATCCTGCAGATCAAGTCATGGGTCTAACAGGTCAATCATTTAGTGCTTCTCTGGGCTCTATAAGTGTTGCAGATCAAGTTGTAGGATTAGAAAGCTTTGAAATAACAGCTTCTGTTGGATCTCCATTTATCATTCACTACGAGGATGTTGACACTGGCTCAAATACATCTTATAGTGGGGTTTCAACGGGATCGAATACATCGTATTCTGAT